AAGCGTCTTCTGCGCGTTCTTGATGCGCGCAGCCAGCAGCTTGATCATCACCTCCTTGCCGCTGTTCTGCATCTGCTCGAGACCCGAGATGGAAATCGCGGCAACAGCCTGTTTCCAGTCGTACTCAGCAGCCGTCAGAACGTCGGAAGGCGCGATATTCAGGAGGTCGTAACCGGCATACCGCTTGAACGTGCCGTTCTCCTGATATTCGATCTCCTGAACAATGGTGCGGCCACCGTCAGCGGTATCCACCCGGCCCTTTTCCAAGAGGCGGTTGAGCAGTGCGTTGTTCTTCGAAACCGAGTCGGCAGCTTTGCCGGTACGGTTTCGCAGCGTCGTGGTGATGATTTCACCAAGATTGGGCGATGCCATTTAAGGCTCCTTAAACTGAGGCGTCCATCAATTGACGGATTTCGTCCTCGATTGAGATGTCAGGCCCCTTTGCCGATGCGTTCGGGATGGGGGAGCCAGTGATTGATTTGGAAGCCGCGCGGGCCTGAGTTGCCGCCGCTGCCTTCGTGCCGGTGTCTGATGCCGCGACCGCCTGCTGTTTGATGAGCAGATTGCGGATCTCGGGGTTGGCCCAGCACGCCTTGTCGTATGCGTCTTCAAGGGTGTCGGCTGCGCCGGCCTGCAATAGCCTTGTCATGTCCTGACGCACGTTCTCGAAGAACTGGTTCTTGGGGTCGCCGCCGAACTGTTTGATGGATCGGTTGACTTCCTCTTGAATCTGCTCCGCTCGAATTTGCTCACGGACACTCTGGGCGATGGCGTTCGGATCGACCGGGGCCGGTTGACGGGCCTGAGGTTGATCGCCCGCTTGCCCTTCTGAGGGGGCAACGCCGTTGCGGGCTAGGATCTGGTTGGCGAGGGCAAGTGGTGAAATGCCCTGGTTCTGGCAGATGCGGGCAATGCCGCCGACGAAATCGCGGCGCAAGTCCTGCTCGATGCCGACGTAATTCTCCAGCGCGCGGTCCAGCGTCGTGCCTGACTGCTTCGCCATCTCCATGAAGCGCTCAACGGGCTTGTATTCCGCGAACTTCGCGAAACCCTTGTCCACCTCCTCGTTGCGCTTGGCGATGTCGCGCTTGACGGCTTCCCATTCGTCCTTGGAAAGCGTCTCCTTGTTCCAGACGACCTTGGCCGTGGGCGAGAAGCCCGGCGGGGGCTTGACGGCTTCGGCCGGCGGCGCGAGCGGATCAACAGCCGGGGCAACCGGCGCGGGCTCGACCTTGGCACCGGGCTCAGCAGTCTTTACCGGCGCGGCTTTTGCCTCCGGTTCGGCCTTCTCCTCAGTCTTGGCCGCAAACCTGCCCTTTTCGTCCCTGACGCGCTCGGCGGCCTGTTCTGCCGTTTCGCCTTCCGGCTCTTGTGCAGGTGCCGGGCTATCATTCTCCGCAGCATCGAACGCCGCAGCCAGGTCAGCAGTCACGTCAAAGTCATCGTCCGCCACGGGGGCAACGTTGTCAGCCATTTGATGTCAGGGGGTTGCGCCGTCCGGTTGAAGTCCGGGACGACTAGCTTACGGAATTGAACGCTTCGGCCACTTCGCGCTCGATGGGCGCGAGGGCGATATCTGCTTCGTCATTGTCGCGCGGCTTGATGGTGTCGTTGCCCAGTTCGCGCACGCCGTTCGCGACATAATGCCGGCGTAGCTCGGACTTGCTGGTAAATCGCTCACCGCTGATCGGGCTTGCCACGTCCACATCGTCAGAGATGACCATGGGGCGCGGTAGGCTGGAACGGGCTTCCGTGGTGCGCTTGAAGTGACCGGCGCACTCACGGGGCCATGCTACGCTCAGATCATGCCAGCCTTGGCAGGCGCGGCAGAGACGCGAGGCCATTACGCGGGGATCTTCGCCGCGATGGCTTCTACCGCAGCCGCAGCCTGATCGACCTGGGGCTGTTCGTCAACCGGAGGCGGGTTCTGCTTGGCGAGCAGCGCGTCCACCTTGGCGCTGAGGTCGGCGATGTCCTGATTGAGCTTCGAAAAGTCAGCCATGGTCTTCTCCTGGTTGGTTAGAATGCGAAGTAAGGTGCTAACGATGACCCGCAGCAGGCATTGCATCAGCCTTCAGCCTTCGGCTTCTTGGCCTCTTTGGCCTTGTGCTCGGCGACTTCCATGCTCAGTTGATGGTCGCGCTCGGCGCGCTGGGCTTCCATGTGGTGAACTTCGACAGCCTGCCGGTGCTCCAACAGCTTCAGAACCATATCCATCTTCTGGGCCTGAGCTTCCATCGCCATGCGCTGCTGCTCGGCCTGGGCTTCCATGACAACCTGCTGTTGCTTGGCCTGCGCCTCGATCTGCTTGATCTGCATTTCCATCTGGCTCTTTTGGCCTTCAGCCTGAGCCTTGATCTGGGCCTGCTGAGTCTTGGCCTGGTCGGCCGGGTCGGGCTGAGGCGGCGGCGGGTTCTCCAACCGTTGCTGCACCTCGTTCATCGCTTTCTCGACAACCTCTTCAAGCTGGGTTCCGACCTTATATCGCCGGAGCGCGAAGCAGAGGAGCTGGCTGACCATCGGGGCTAAAGGCGGTTGAGCCTGCACAACCGGGCCGAACTCCTTGAAGAACGTCCCCAGCGCGCTCACCAGTTCGTTCGCGTTGGCCTTCTCTGCGTTCTGGTCGGCCTCAACCAGGCTATCCGTCTCAACGTCAATCCGAAACCCGCGCATGCGATCGTTGCGGAGCAGTTGCACCACAGCATCAATCGTAACCGGCGGCGGCCCTTGGGGGACCTGCGGGATCGGCTGGCCTTGAGGCGGCGGGACCGGCATCATTTGAACCAGCCCTTGCGCTTGAACTCACCGCACCATGTCTTGTCGGACTGCACAGGCGGCATGCTGCTCTTTTCGGGCTCAGCCATCTGAGGCGGATAACGCCAGCAAAAGCCAACCGTCTCGTCACCCTTGACGTGGAAGCGGCAGTCCTTGCACGTCTTCACATCGCACCCACTGGGTTGGCCTGCATCGGAGCCGCCTGGGGTCCAGCCTGCATCGGCGGGCCGCCATTATGCCCCATCATGGCCTGTTGCTGCGCCTGCGCCTTCAACGCTGCGATCTGCTGCTGCAACGCCTGCGCATCAAGCTCAGCCTGCGTCGGCAGCTTCATGTTGGTCATGTCCATCAGCGTTTGAGGCTGGAACTGCTCGGAGATGATCTCCGCCGTCAACCGCGCCGCCTGCTGACCGAACCGGGCCATTTCGTTGATGCGGTCCCGGATGCGGACAGAGGCGTATTGCCCCTTCAATTCCTGCGCGCCCTTGGTCTCCCGAGGATCGGTCTCACCGCGGACGATGTCCGAAATCCCCGTGATCTGGAACACATCGTCAATGAGCTGCTTGCGCGCGGTAAAGCTGCCCTCCAGAACCTTTATGACCTGATCGACCGGCCACCATTCGATCATGCCGCCAGCGCCGCCGCCTTCCTTGAACTGGTTCCAGTTCGGGATTGGGATCAGGACGTTCTCAACGCCCTTCATGGCAATCTGCTGGATGGCCTCGGACGAGTCCGACGCGCTGGCAGGATAGAAGCCCGCGACCTTCAATTGATCCAGCAGCGCACCAATGCGCGCGGTCAGATCATCGATTTCCTCAAGCTGATCCTGGTAAAACACATAATCGGGCACGGGGACGAGGCTGGCCGTCTCCAGCGTGCCATAGGTCGGCTTCGGGCACGGGAAGAAATCCTTGAACTGCAAATACGGGTCGGTCTCTTCCAACAGCTCCTTGGCGCCCTTGGCGAGGAAAATGACCTTGTTCGAGGTCTTGTCCCAGATCTCGTACACGGTCGCCTTGGCTGGCTGCTGGCTTTCCGTGTTGTGGGTCTCGGTGTCGTCGCCCACCTTGTGGTCAAGCTCGACGTTCTTGAATTTCTCCTCACCGAACCGCTTATTGCCCTGGGCGCGGTCCATGTAGACCTTGCGCCAGACGGTCGTCACCTCCTGCCATGTCCGCGCAACGTTGTGACCGAAATCGCGCCAGTTCACATAGTCCCAGCAGACGTGCTCGCCTTCCAACTGCTCGCCGGCTTCCTCGCCGTCGTTGAGCGGGGCACCCTGCTTGTTCAGCGGGTTGCCATCTTCTCCCATAAGCGGCGAAAACTCAGCGTCGTAACGCACCCAAGCAGTGCCGCGACCGACCAGAAGATAGTCATCGCGTACACCACGCATAACGCCGTCAAAGTCAGCGTCATCAAAGGTAAAATGAATAGCCCGTTCAACCATCTCGGAGGCGGTTCTGGCAACCGGATCATCGTCCTTGAACCTCCGAGTGACATTCGGTTGCGGCATCTTGGCGTAGATCGCCGGCTGAAGCACCGAGATATTGGACCAAAGCAGCGACATGCGGCGGACCTCAGTCCCCTCAGTGCGGCGCTTCTCGGTGTAAATCTTGATGATCTTTTCGCAGCGCGTGTGCCAGCGCTTGAATTCGCGGTCATAGGTATCGATGACCTTCAGCCAGCGGCGGGCCTTGGCCTCGGCGTCCTGCTGCTCCTTGGTCTTGGTGTCGTCGTCGTCGGTCACGCGCCAATCCTAGCGAGTTGACGACGGGCGCGGGAAAGCTCCCGCTTCCACGGGTCGGCTATCTCGGCAAACGCCTCATAAAACGCCTTAGAAACCTCTATATGCTGCGGACCATGGTACAATTCCGCCAACATACGGGCTGCTATTTCTTCCGCGGTCATACGCGATCCCTTGGCCGCTTGTTGAACTTCCACATCTCTTCAACCTTGTAATCCGTGATGGCCTTGACGGGAGAGACTTCCGGCTTCTCCTCCGGCTTGGCCTGCTCACGCCATGCCATGCAGAGGTAGCGGAAGGCGTCCGCCGTGTGGCTGGTCCAATCGTGTTTCGGAGTGTCCTTGAAGGCCCGCGTTTTCTCGTCAAAGTCGGCGCGATATTGTCTCAGCGCCTCGATGCCGTCCTTGCACTTCACCGCATCGATCCAGATCCGCGGCATCGTCAGCCTGGCCGCGTTGATGCCGTCCATGATCTTGTGGTTAGGCACCAGCATCGGCTTGCGGCCGAGGCTGATCAGCGTCTCAATCCGCGTGCGGCCCGTCTCGAGGCTGCGCACCTTGGCGTCGTGAGGCACATAATCCGCGCCCTTGGGATATCCCCTCGCCTCGATCTCGGCCACGTAATGCGGAATCGCCTGACCATGGCTCTCGTAATGGTCTATGATCCTGATCTCGTTATTCGCCGCCTGCCAAAACCAGATGGCCGTCGAATCCCCGATGCCCAGATCCCATGCCGTGTGCACGGGACCATCAATCGGCTCAACCTCGGCAATCCTGCCCTTGCGCTCCAACTCGGCGATGTCTTTGCCGTAGTAGGCACCCAGGATCGCAGCATCAAAGCTGCATTCGAACTCCTGGTCATACTGCTCCGGCGTCATGTCCTGCCGGGCAGCAGCTAGCTCAGCGTCTGGCAGCAATCCTGTTTCGCTGGCTCGCAACATGAACCGGAACCAGTCTGAATCTCCCGCCGCTCGTTCGTAGAGCTCGTGGAAGGCGTTGCGGCCCTTCGGCGTGCCTATGAACGTCGCAGACCCCTTCCGATCCGCCAGCATCGGACGAATGATGCTGCCCCAGACGCTAGGCGCCATGTCGGCGTATTCGTCAAGGATTCCATCGTCCAGATATCCGCCGCGCAAAGCATCAGCGTTATCCGCACCATAAATTCGAACACGCTGGCCACCCAGAAGAGTAACGAATAACTCGCTCTCATTGGGAGGCGCACCCCAGACCGGCTGCGAATAGCGCTTGAGGTATTCCCAAGCTACGTCCTTTGCCTGCTTGAGGAACGGAGCGATGTAGGCGGCCCGGTACATCTCTTTCTGACTGACGACGGCCCGCTTGACCATGTCGTTGATGCAAGCGACCGTCTTACCACACCGCCGATGAGCAACCCCGATCGCAAACCGCTCCTTGCGGTTATGAAACGGCTTGAACACATCCCGAGGCGTGTACGGGATGACTATTCTTGCCATGTCACCGTATGGGCGATCGGCTTGTCCTTATCGCCGGAGTGCTCGACCGCGGCCAGCCTCGCGTGAACGTATGGCGCCGCTGCCTTTGCAGCATCCATCCTGGTATCGCGGTCTAAGCTGCTATCGCGCAGAACGCCTAGGAGGTAGTCCAGGGGCGAGATGCCGCCAGCTAGTGCCTCTGCCCGTGCCTTGTCGTTGAGCTTATTGGCGGCCCCCTTAGGCCGTCCTGCGCCCGGTCTAGCTCC